GTCGTCATTTTATAGCGGACATCAAATGTATCCTTATCAAATTTCACACTGTTTAGATAAGTTGTCATTTCATCGACAACCGATTGTGTACCTACATTCCATCTATTGGCAGGGTCTTGGTATGTTAAAGACTTGTCCGAAAATGTAATGCAATTTGTTTCAACATACTTTTCGGTTGCAAGTCCGTCATAAATGTACTTATACACAGACAAATTAGCTAAAATATTAAACTCTAAATATTTGCAATTATCAGGTATGGTAATTTCAAGATCCCATATACCGTCACCATAAGCCTCCCCACCAATGAATACATGATTATCGTCTAAGTAAACGACATGATATAAATCCGTTCTATTTCCAGTTACCAAAATATGAAACTTATCCCCTGTGTTAACTTCAATAGGTAATGTGTAATAATAATACGCAAGGCTTGTCAATAAGTTTAACGTACTACCAAGATCACTGATCATTGCCGACCATCTTGCCCCACTTATTGGGGGCACGTTTTGTAATACATATCCGCCTGTCAGATGTGTCCGTTCCTTTATTCTAGCAAATTGTCCACGAACTGAGTCACCTGCACTATCATATGTTACACCGTCAGCACCCACACGAATATCAGTTGTTTCAATATTATCAACAGTGGGTGGCATTGCAACAAAGTTGTTTATCCTTGCTCGTTCTACTGCAAGATCAGCTTCTTTTGCTTTTAGTGCAAGTTCTGACGTAGTTTCAGCCGACTGTGTAACAGCATCTCGCTCTATATCTTCAAGCCTAGCGTCCAACGTCAAAAATGTTTGGCTCTTGACAGTTGAAACGTGCGCCTCTCCAACCTCGGCATTGGCAGAGCCAAGAACAATGGCATCGACCTCGGTTTTTATATTTACAAAGTTTTGATTTATTTTAGGCCATGCATCCCTTAGTTTGGTTAGTCCTGTAAGCGAGTCTATTACTATGCCCAATTTTATCCCTCCTTAAATATACTGCGGCCTAAAGTCAAATTTAAAATCCACATTCTCGCCAATTTTTGTTGTTGTGATTATGTTGTCGCCGGGAATCAACTTCAAAAAGTCCGCAACATCTCCAGTGACCTTGCTCAATTTATTAACTGTTACGTTTTTCACTGTTGCGTTAATGTTGTCAATAATTATCGTTTGATCAACGCAATTTTCGGTGTAAGTTAGGGTTTTTCCGTTCATGGCGATTGTGAAAACCGTAAATGTTCCCGCAACAATGATGTTAAACTGCGATCCTTCTTGGGCACCTAAGCCTAATTCCGCGTTGCCATTGTAAACAAGTGTCAGGGTTGCTGTGTTTTTCAAGATTGCGCCAGTTAGGCTTACACTTGTGGTTATGTTTTTACCTGTGCTTTTCTTGGCAGAAACACTTGCGCCGATTGAGGTTGTTGCCTTTTTGCCGATACTACGCCGGATAGAAGCGTTAGCAATCACATTACCTGACAGCATTTTGTTTGTGCCACGCAGGAGTGTAGCACTAGTTCCGACGTTAGACCCTACATATTTTTCGATTCCGCGCAAAACAGAAGCACCAGCGTTTACGCCAGCGCTTAACTCTTTATCTGTATTCATTTTTCACCTACGCTTGGTTAAATACGGTGCGCGCGGTGAACGTCACCGTATCACCGATGCTAACATTAATAGGTGAAAAAGTAGCTCGCAGGAACAAAGTACCTGCCGTTAGCGCATCAAACACTCCTACCTCTGTGATTGCTTGCGCCGATAGTGCTGTGATTAATGCAACTACCTGAAACGTGTCGTTTGCTGTTGTAGTCGTTTGTTGCGTCTTCGTTCCGACTGTTCGAGCCTCTGCCGAAGGTGTTTCTAGGCCTGTATTTCCAACGACAGGCGCTGTTGTTCCGATCCCCCAACCAACCCAACCTGGGCAAACTGTGGATACCGCTGCGAGTAAATTAGTTACTTTTGCTAAACCTGTATCGACAACCATTGCAACGTCTGCCATTTAATCTTCCTCCGTTTCGCATATTATTCCCAAGTTTTCTACAGTTCCGTTGGCACGCGTTACAACCGCTTCGATAACTACCTTTGGTCTTTTTACTGCTGTTTCCATGCTTACCCCCTATAATGAGATTGTGTAATCATCGCCTGAATCGAGCAAAATATCCGAGTCTAGCGGCAAATCATCGTCTAAATAAACATCCTCAGCGCTCGTCACGACACACATCGCAAACGGTCGGCACTCAAATTGCACCGTTGCCTTTCCGAGTCTAAAGAAGTTTTCGAGACTGACCGGATCGTAGATTCTTGCGAGATAAAATTTGTCTGGCTCATCTAAAAATATCAACTCCTTGTAGGTTGTTTGGCTTAACCATGCGGCAATATTGCGGGCGCGTAGTCGCAGATCATTAAATGAGGTTCCGACGAATTGGATGTCAACACTTACAATCCTGTTCTCGTATGTTCCGCCCCCGAAATCGTATGTGCCTTGTTTTCCTGGTACGGATATTTCTCGCTTGGTTAGGGACGGGAGGATTGGACGGTCTACGCTCTTGGAGACTATTTGGAAATCAGCGTAGGAATCAATAGAGTTGAAGGAAAAAGTAATCATGCAAGTGCCCCCTGCCCGCGTGATCTACCGCGCTGGTTTTGATACTGATGCGGGGCTATTACTTGCGCGATTGTTCTTCCGTCAAGAAGGAGGCTAATATTGATTTGACCGCTAGTTTGATTACTTCCAGACATGCTTTGGTTATTAGTAATAGCAGGGCTTCCGCTTTGAGTTTGCGAATTAATCTTAGGGCTTAATCGGCTCAATCCTAAGATGCCACTCGCCATACTCAAGGCCGCCGTTCCAACTCTGCCGGATTGGTTTTCCATGCCAATCGCAAGACCTTCGGCAACGTTTACACCCATTGCCTTCGTCAATTTGCTTGGAGATTCTATCCCCAGACCTTCCTTTAACCCATCTAGGATTCCTTGTGCAAAGTCCTTGATCTTATCCCAAAGCCAATCACGCATATTCCTTATGCCGTTCCAAAGCCCCTCGACAATATTTCCGCCAATTGTTAGCATTTTACCGGGCAAGGTTTCAAAATAACCTGATATCTTCGATATTAATCCAGGTATTTCATTACCAACTTTTGTTCTCATGTTGCTTATCCACGTTCCGATAGCAGTTACGACCTTTGTAAATTCAGTAGCCATTTTACCAGGTAATCCAGCAAAAAAACCAACAATACTTGCGATTAAAACAGGGACGTTTGTCGTAACCCAATTCTTTGAATTAGTGCCCCATTTTGATATTTCAGCCATGGATTTTGTGAGTTCTGCCGCTAATTTGCCTGGTAATCCCGCAAAGAATGTGACGATATTGCCAATTAAAATAGGGATGTTAGTTGCTACCCAAGCAATAGAGTCAATACCCCACTTCAACAAGGTTCCAAGCGCAAGGCCTAAAGCATAGCCAATTTTACCTGGTAATTGGTCGAAAAACTTTATAATTGCGTCTATAAACTTTGGAACGTTTGAGGAAACCCAACTAGCGACAGATTTTCCCCACTTACCTATTCCATCCATGACGCTATTGAATATTTTAACAATTTCTCCGGGTAAGGCACTGAAGAACTCTACCATAAGCGTGATGGATTCTGGTATCGTGACCGTAAAAAGATTGACGATCCAGTTAATGGACTCGTCGATAGTTGTTTTTATAGAGGTAAATACTTCTGTTGCCTTTGCACTTATCGTATCCCAGTTCATCCATAACGCCACTCCTGCCGCTATTGCGCCAGCTATTAAAGCAGCAGCCAAGCCAATTGGATTTGCCAAGAGGACAGCATTAAATACAGCTTGTGCCCCTGCCGCTCCGAGTGTGACAGTTTGGAATGCTGTTATTAGTGCGCTTACACCGCTTATTACGTTGAATGCCACTATTCCGCCAACAACCCCGGCTAATGCGGGGATAATAATCGTTAGGTTGTCAGCTAAAAATTTAAACGTGTCCACTAATCCGTTGATAACAGGCTTAATGCTTTCGACAATTTGTGGCATGTTTACCTTAAGATAATTCCCGAACTCGTTCATTTTAGGTAGAACTTCGTTGCCGATTGGTAGGACTATTCCGGTTATAAGTTGTCGTTTTATGCCTTCGATGCTCTCTCCGATGGAGTTATATTTTACTTCGTTTATTTTTCCGAGTGCATCGACAGTGGTTGATATTGCTCCTTGAGTATCAACTAAGGACTTTACACCTTTTACGCCGACATCTTCCCATTGCGAGCCGAACAAGGCTACCCCCGTCATATTCTGCACCGTTAAGTCGTCCATTTCGAAAAGCGCTTTTGTTACCTTGCCAAATGCTTCTTTCCCTGCTTCTCCGCCCTCGTTAAACGCTGTGGTCATTTCAGTTGCGTTTAGACCTAGTGCCGCAAATCCAGCCGCCGAAGAATCGCTTGCATCTTTACTCCGAATGCCGAATTCCTTCATGGCATCGCCAAGCTTGTCAACATCAAAAACGCCAGCCTTGGCCCCATTTGCCATCATGTTAAACATTTCTTCGCCATCAAATCCAAGTTGCTCGAAGTGGACGCTGTATTCATTTATACTGTCCAGGAGATTACCGTTTTTATCTAGGCCAGCTTGAGCGCCTTGAGCTATGAGGTTGAATGCCTCGTCGCTAGAAATACCGAATTGCTTCATCATCATATCAACGGTTCGGATACTCTCGGTAACTTCAAAACCAAATGTGTCCCTGAGTGCTAAGGCACTCTCCGTTGCAGCCTGTAACGCCTCGCCAGTCAAGCCGGTTTGTTGCGTAATTGCGCCCATTGCTGCGCCGATGTCTGCAAAGCTTTCGCCAAAGTTATTATTGTAGATGGCAAGCATGGTTTCCCTCATGTCTGCCATTCCTTCGTCTGCCGCTCCTGTCGATGCTTGTACATCGTCCAACGCATCCTGCAATTCATCAGCAGACTTAACTCCAACACCGACAATTCCGGCAAACGCGGCCCCAATGGCCAAGATCCCGGTCGCCGCCATTGCGCCCATGGATTTCAGCTTTTCTCCAAACTCTCCGAAATTTAAGCCGCTTTGCTCCGCTTCTTCGCCCATATTTTCAAGTTCGTTTGTTGTCTGGACTAGCTGGCGTTCCATGCTTTGTAGGGATCCTTCGGCTCTGAGCAATCGCAATTGATAGGCTTGAGCCTGTCGGGACGTCTCGCCATACTGTTCAGCAGCGTTTCGGTGTGCCGTTCGCAGTTGATCAACAATCGTCTGCTGTGCGCCAATTTGATCCGTGAGCCTCGTTATGTTTAGTCTGGATATTTCGGCGGCGTCTGCAACGCGGTCGAGGCCGGCGGAGGCGTTGGCGAACTCCTGGCCAGCGATTTGCATTCTTTGGCTTACTTCTTTTATGCCGCGATTAAACTCTGCTGTACTGAGTCCAAGGCTTACACTTAACGAGCCTACTTCCTCTTCAGCCATACTTTTTCACCTACCTTTGTTGGGCTACAAAATATCGTCTGCATACGCCAATTGTTCAGGGGGTGATTCAATGTCCCTCAGGCTTACAAATTCCCTTAATGTCATGCATAAATATTCACTTTTACTGAATCCCCACTTTATCCGGCACATGTATTCTAGCAGGTTAAAATTTATTTCTGCTCCCCCAGGTCGTCTGTGCTGCCACCTTCCGCAGGTTCGGGAGTGCTGCCGTTAAAAGATTTGATGATAGCAGCAAATACAATTTTCATATTTCGTATAGTCAAGAAATTTTCAGCGTCCTCTATTGTAAGCTCAGGTTCTTCATGAATTAATCCAGCATGCAAAAGCATTACCAAGTGATCCATTCCCTCAACATCAAATTCTTTATTCATTGTCTGCATTTGCTTAAAGGCTTTAACTACGCTGCCATGTTTTTGTGCGATTATCTTCAGTCCGACAATTGTAAATTTAATATGGCGAACTTTTCCGCCTAATTTAACGGGTTCTCCGGGGTAATCCATATCATCAATATCCATTTTTTATCCTCCTAAAAATTAAAATATACCCTCCGCGGGTACTAATTTCTTGTTTTTATGTAAAAAAATATTCCAAAAGCGGGGTTTCCCCCGCCATAAATTAAGCCGATACTGTAAAGTTAGTGACACTGTTCGCGGCCATTGCATTGCCAGACATATCCTTCACGTTGGCACTAGCAAACGCAATGTAAACCCCTGAAGCATCCAGCGAGGCCGTAGGATTAAATGTGACAACGGTATTGTCTGTGCTAATCGTAACAGCGCCAGCAACCGCCGTGCCATCAGCTTTCGTGAGCGTGAAGTTTGCGCCTGTAGCATAAACAGGCTGGATTGCCTCGTCAAAGGTCCAGACCACATTAACGGTTGCAAGTTGTCCTGTTGCTGCATCAGCAGGGACGACAGTTACGGTCGGAGGCGTGGTGTCAGGCGTTATGTCACCAGTGGTAAACCATGCAGAGCCAGTTCCAGCAACGTAGGTTGCAGAGTCGGCGTCGGCAATTCGTTTACGAAGGCCATCAGAAATACGTTGGATGCCCATGCCGGTTATTTTGTCGGTTTGAGGGGTTGACTTCTCTTTTTTAGTTTCGAAGTCTTCATCCGGCTCGGAAAATATGACTTTAAGGACTTTGTAGTACTTGTAATTCCCATTCCGCTTTTTTGATTTCCAACTCACCGCGAAATACGGCCTGACGTCCGTTGCTGGGTTGGGAGTTCTTACACCAGCCGCCATCGTTTGGCCCATTATTAAGGCCATTTCATCAACCGTCAGGTCGGTAATGTCTATATCTAGAGTTACGTCCCCATCTTCCGTATAAACATCAACTGTCTGATCGTCTGCATATTGCGGATCTTGGCTTGTTTTGTTTTTCACGCCGATTTTCATGAGCTTTTTTGTGAGCGCAAAAGGCGTGTCGTAGGTTGTCGTCCCTCCTGCTGGATCTGTCAGGAGTTTAGCCAGTGTCAATTGTTCTGCCCCAATGCGACTATTCGCGAATTTTTGTAATAACATTTCAAGCACTTACACTACCTCTTTCTTTCATAAAAAATAACATTCCGGCTATGCCGTGAAGGTCCCTGAGTAGCTCATAATCTTATGTTTAATCACTTGCCCGGTATCCAAAATTTCATCTTGATCCATCGAGTAGTTTCTTCCGAACTCTGCCGCCTTCATTACTCGGTCAACATGTCCAGAAATTGTACTAGTGCTTGAAGTTCCCCAAATGTGTACACGAAACGTTACTTCACTTTCGGTTTCTGCGTCGTCAGCATGAAGCGCTTCTCCGTTTCCTATTTCCTCGTATGTCAAATACGGGTAAACAGGCGCGGCCGCAAAAGTAGCTATTCCGTCAAACATCCTCACCTTGGGTATAATGGCAATCAATAAAGCGTCCGTACTCAATGCGGAAGCAACCAAAGGTTTTGCGTTAACCACTTCGTATCGCCTCCGCTATAACTTCTTTCATTGCGTCCTTTGCTTCCTGCCTTTTAGTTAAAAAAGCGGGTTCCATAAATGGTTGCGCCGCCATTTTCACGGTTCCGAATTCAAGAAAACGAGCATAGAAGAAGTGTTTTCCTGCTCCAACGTCGATATATCTACGCGCTCCTGAACCTTTTACCTTACTAATAACTATGTTTTCTTTAAGATGATAGATAGCGTACTTTTTCCCAGCTTTAAACTGCCAAGTTTGAGTATTTTTTACTCCTGTTGGGGCAGCATCGCTTATGGCTTGCCTGATTACCATAGCACCCTTGATTAGCGCTCTTTCCTCAACTGCCTTGACGTTTCCGCCGATTGCTTGCAGTCGGTTGATTAATTCGCTCATGCCTGTTAGGTCAATAGACATTAGACCACCGCCTTGCAAGTCAACAAAAGCTCGTTATCCTTCTCTCCATCATTAACAGGGTCGCCAATAATCTCCAAATACCTGCCACGGAATCTTATTCTCTGGTGTGCAGTTATGTTGGGGTTGTATTGAACCTTAAAAACTTCAGTTATTTCCGCGTTGTTCGTGGCTAGTCGATAAAATTCACGACTAGTTTTTGCTAGAGGCTTGGCCCAAACCGTTCGCCAATCGGACCATGTTACAATGATATTTAATTCCTCGTCTTGCGTTGTGGTTGGGTTTTGGATTGTGATTCTGTGGCTTAATTCGCCGGGGTTCATAGGCTCACGATCCGATCTTGCCAGAGTAAAGCCGAAATAGTAAACTCCACTTCTTTGGCACTTCCAAGGGCTTGATCGACAGGCACACGGTTGTTAAACCAATGGCTAATGAGTAACTTCATGGCCTGAATAACCTTTTCTGGCACATCTGAAGCGGCCCCATAACCACACGTAAAAGTAATAATCACAGCATCCAAAGGGAATGGAACAAAAGAAGGCCACGCCTTACCGTATGCCGGGACGACTCTCCCAAGTATTCCGCGAGCGCTGACCACATATTCGGTATTGGCTGTCAACGTTGCTGTTACTCCTGCGCTATTCTTGTAGGTAATTGAGCCAATTGACTGTAATTTCCCTTTTGGGATCTCAATCTCTCCCGGAAAATAAGGCATTGCCATTTCCCAAACTTGCGTGATGTACGCCCTGTTTTGGAAATCCTCGCAATATTCTCGGGCTGCCGTGATGAGGCTCGTTAGGTATGCGTCCTCGGTGGCGTATTCTTCGTAGTCGGAGATTTTGAGGTAGTCCTTGATTTGTGTCAAGGTCAATGGTTCGGTTGCGGGCGGGGTCTTGAGAGTTAGGTTGTACGTGATTCTCACCACCTAAAAATGTTTAACTTTCTTTTGATTCAGTGTGGACAGAATCATATTATTGTGGTAGAATAGGTTAAGATCAAAAAAAACAAGGAGGAAGCGCAAATGTTGATAAAGAGTACTAAACAAATGGAACTGTGGTGCATTGGTAAGTATGGAATGAAAGTAAACGACTACATAGCATATCAGGGTTACGGAATGAGTAATCAAGAGAAAAGGTTCCATTTAGTACCAAGAATTAAAGAAGAATACAAGCAGGCACAAGAGTTGTTGGAAAATGCAAATAACTTAGAGTTTGATAATTCAAATGGTGAATATAGATGAAATTTAAAGCAATAACGGAATTACAAGCTACAATTTTTAAAGAAATACATACCAGAAAGCAGGGGTTAGCAAATGCCTAAAGGCGGCAAAAGAGAAGGCGCAGGGGCTAAACCCCGCGCCGGTTCTCCATCAAGGCAACATCAGATTAGATTCACAGACAAGGAATGGGATGAAATAGTAATTAGGGCATACATTAAGGGTATTACGCCCAGCGAATACATCAGACTAAAGGCTCTCGCTTGATCCTTTTAAGTTATTACCGCACCAGGAACAAGGGGTTCGTACTCCACAAAAAGGGTTACTGCCCCTGTCGCAGGAGGCCCGGCGCTATAAATCGTTTGAATTACACCAGGTCCAAGAATTAAAGGCATGTTTGCGTTTGCCGCCAAGACTCCAACGCCCACGTCTGCGCACTTAGTCAGGACCGTTGCCTTGACTCCATCAACCAAAAATAATTGTTGCGCTGCTGCACTTGCGGTATCAGTGGCGGCGCATAAATCTGTTGCCGTTTTACCGGTCGGTGTAAAGGAGAATTTAAGGGTGTTCGCCCCTGCTGGTAAGACTGTAGTAACAAGAGCTCCAATGCGTTCTATCTTCACAATCCCGGTCACTGTGAACTTTGTTGCGGTTCCAGTTAAGCTGGCAGCCGCTTGTCCAAGACTCACACAGCGCCCCATTTGTTCCCTAACATCTTCCATGCGCTCAAGGACTGAACCATCGTCATTAGCCGTTACAAGTGATGAATCAAATTCGTTATTGGCATCGTCGTACCCGATAACCGGGCCGATTGGTTGAACATTATAACCATCAGGTATAGTTGGCATGTCATTTCCTCCTTAGTTTACTGAGATTTCTCCGTCTGCAACCTCTGCAGTTTGGACAGTCGGCAACGTCTTAGCGTTGTACCGGATCGCAATAATGCTATCGACTACCGCGTTCTGCGTGTCAATAACCAAGTCACCGCGCACATAACGTTTGCCAGGTTGGATTACATCAAGGATGATCAGGTTATTGTCCGTGTCGTTTAACGTTGCAGTTACAGTTGCGGTTGCGGTCTTGTATGCTCCATCCCCGAGAGCTGCCTCGTTGCCACAAAAAGCCTTCAACGTGATTACAGATGCGGCGGTCACTTCTCCAAGGATCGCAACAAAACAAACGCTGTTAAATTGCCCCTCGGTTGGTGAGCCTAGGTCGATGATAGATCCGCCGACAATATCGTCTACTGCGGCGGCGGCGGCGACTGAGGTTTTAGTAAAAAGACAGGATTTCAACAAGGATTCAATCACTTTTCATTCCTCCAATTGTTTATTTAAGGGGAAACAGGGCGTTTTTATGCGCCCTGTTTTGTTAATTAGCCAAGTTTGATTCTGGCGAAAGCCTCGGAAACAACCGGAGCGCCATCAGTTTCAAGTCGCGCAATGTAGTCAATTTGGTTCGTGCGGGCATAAAGTTCCATCAAGATTTGCATTTCCATGGACAAACTGTCACAAATCCAGTAGTTCTTGTAGTCTCCGTACATACCAACGTATAAGCCAGACGTAAAGGTTGCAGGAACATACTCGGAAGAGTTCACAGGCTTGCCAAGTAGCATGTCAGGGGTGCCAAGTACCACGGAGGATTGCCAAATATACTGCCCATCGCTATTCTTTAGCTTTGCAAGCTGTTTTACTGCCATGCGGTTGAAGATCCACTCGCAATTCTTCTGATAACCGTCCTTGATGCTGTATTTCGCTTCCATCAAGCCGTCGAACTTGATTTCAGTTGCGGTATTTCCAGTCGAAACGTCACGCGCTGCCGGGATTCCATCAGCAGAAGCAACAAATAATCCGAGGGGTTTTTGTACTCCGTCACCTGTCATGTAGGCATTTTCGAGCAGTTCAGCAAAGGCATAAGCCATTTCAGCAGTAACAATGCCCTCTACCCCAGGAGCGTTGCGAATAAGCGTCTTGGAAATCAAGATTTCAGCGGTTGCAGGGTTAGTCTTAAACTCTCTTTTACCAAACGCCAGGGAAGTATCGGCGGTCGGTGCAGAAATCTCAGTTCCCCACACAGCGGCGCCCATACGCGCGGTTCGGGTTGGATAACCAAGAGATTGAGCGCCTTTCAGTGGAGGCAGGACGTTTGCCTTTTGGCGAATAAACATGGAATTATCAAGAGTTTTAATTAAAGTGTTCACGAATTGCTCAGGTGCGACGAGGTAGCCAGCTTGTGTTGGGTTAGATTGTTGCAAGGCATTGTATACTTCGTACGCTTCACGACTTCCGTTCATGATAACTTCTTTAAAGGCGTTCATGATCTCGTCAACCTTACCTTTGTTCTTCGTGTCGTCGGTATCGTTCGCCTGTTCGCCAATGGCACGTTCCCTGGCTAGTTGTTTTTCCTCACGTAGAATCAGGTTGTTGATCTCGTCAAAGCGAGATTCATTCCTTCCCAGTTCTTCCTTCTTCTCGGCAGACATTTCCACCGTCTCGAACTCGGTCATGATGTTACGGATGCTGTTTGTTACCGTTGCGCGTTCCTGTTTAAGTTCGATTAATTTAACACCGTTCATGTTATTGACCTCCTAATAATTTTAGTCTCAGTTTGTGGAATTCCGCGTTTTGTGCGGATAGGTTTGGGGTTTCTGGTTTTTCTTCGGGCTTATCAACAACAGGCTGAGGGGGTTCCTCCCTGTATGTTTCAACTATTTCAGGCTTGAAGTTCCTGAAGCTGGTAGTGTCTATTTTCACATCACCGAAGTTAACAAGGTTATCATTAATTGATGCAACAATCTTTACCTCAGCTTGGAGTTCATTAGCAAAACCAAAACCAATTGCCTCTTTTGCTGTCATCCACGTTTCAGCGTCCATCATTGGTATTAATTCTTCGTCGGTCATGCCAGTTTTTTCGCGGTAAACTTCAAGGACAACCATCCTAGCCTTGTCTAGCCTGTCTGCCGCTTTTCTCAAGTCTGAAGCATAGCCCTTCGCAGCCATCAAGGGGTTATGGATCATCATCATGGAATTTGATGGCATGAATACATTATCGCAAGCCATCGGTATTAACGACGCTACAGAGGCGGCTATTCCGTCAACGTATGCGTTTTTGACTACAGCCCTTGAACGTTTGATAATATTGTGAATAGCTATGCCAGCAAAGATAGAGCCGCCGCCAGAATTGACGTAGACATTCAGGGTGTCTAGGTCGCCTAGAGCTTTTAGTTCTGCATCGATCTTTGTCGGCGTCACCTCATCGCCGTATGTTTCGGCGCTTGCAATGTCGCCATAAAGCAAGAGTTCGCCAACTTTATCTGCCTTGGATTTTATCTCCCAGTAATTTTTCAAGCTTGATTCCCTCCTTTTTGCGCTCCCTTTGGAAGATTTAATGGAATAGCAGTGATCGGAATCATGTTACCGTTGATGGCATAAATATTCCCGCCTTCTTCCGCAGGTATTCTGTTCATTTCTTCAAGGTCGCGGATCTCATTGGCGTTCATCCAGCCATCTTGTCTGGCATTGTGGTAGTATGCGGTTCTTGCCGCAATGTCTCCTTTGAGCATTCGGTTAGTGTCGAAGTTGGCAGACAATACCCTCTGCTCCTTAGTGTTTAGTAAGTCCTTGTAGATTGTCTGTTCTAACCTCTCGGCCATGGGATTCAAGCATTCCTGCACATACTCAATGTTGACTTGCTCCACGTTGTTAAAGGTCATCTTATCCAAATCAAAAACTTTATGGGGTGGCACTCCGAAGATTCGGCACACTTCTTCTATCTGCATCTTGCGTGATTCTAGGGCTTGCGAGTCTGTTGGGTTACTGTCCATCTTGTTTACTTTAAATCCGCCCTCAAGGATAGCCCACTTGTGTTGGTTCATTACCCCGCCATAGGTTTTCTGCCAATCTTCCTTGTATTTCATAAATGCCGCTTCGTTTATTGCTGCCGGGTATTCGATAAACCCGCCCATATTGCTACCGTTTTCAAAATAGTCTTTGGCGTATCCATTCAGCGCCATGGTTAAGCCGAGAACGTCACCGGCTATTTTTATAGCATCTTCCGGGAGTGTCTCGTCTTGGAATCTAAACCCCGGAGTGTACATATATTGCCCTTCATAAAGGCGCTCGTATTTTCCGTTACTGTACGTTACGTCAATGTAATTTTCACCAGTGATTGCGTTCCAGTTTTGAAACACCCTGCACGTCGGAATGTTCCAAAGTTCTTTTATGAATCCGTTCTGGTCCCTGACTATTTTTGCGAATGCTCCCCAAGATAGCATGAGGTTAACTATGTACATGTGCCAAAACTCGTAGCTTGTAGTTTTGGGGTTAGGTAACATCCTCAACATTTTATAAAGTGCATGGTTTGTCGCTTTTGTTTTTCCCTCGGATGTTTCTTTTTGCAAATGACAACCGAGACTAGCCATAGTTTTTGCCACAACATCAACACAACGAATAACCACGGCAACCTTCAGTGCTGTCGATGCCGAAACATTGTACCCTTTGCCGTTGAGGTAGTTGTTCCATGCGCTGTCGTTGGTTAAATTCGGGAGGGATTGGACAAGTTGATTTTTTATTCCAAATGCAAATGTTTTACCGAATATTTTTAATTCCAAATTCTCACCTCCTACAGCATCAGTATTCCGCGTGATTCTGAGTATGGGCACTTCTCCATTGTCGCGCCCATTTGAATAGCTACAGCCATGGCAATAACCCCGGCCACCGCTATGTCGATTCTCTCAACAGACTTATTTTTCATAGGCTTTATATTTCCGTTTCCATCAATCGCAATGTTTGTATTACCAAAACACCACCGAGCAACCGGGTTATGTTCATGCGTATACATGCCCGTCTTCATTAATCGTTCTTGTTCCTTCATGGCCGGGGACAAATTCCTAATATCTTGAGGCACTTCATAGAGTTTTACCCCTGATTTTTCAAGTCGTTGGGCTAACATTCGAGCGTTCCACTGGTCAGTTCCTAGCATTTGCAGGTCGTATTGTTGGTTGAAAGCTAAGATTCTAGCCTCTACGAACTCATAATCGACAACATTACCTGGTGTAACATGCAAGTGTTTTGACTTTACCCACCGATCATAAGGCACACCGTCACGCGCGACACGTTCCTTCATACTATCTTCAGGTATCCACGCCTCTGATATTTCTCTCCATCCTTCAAGGCCATCTTGCGGGGGGAATAGAAGTTTGAGTGCTGTTAAGTCGGTCGTCGATGATAAGTCTAGACCAGCATAGCAACGCTTTCCTATTAACTCGGCAGGGTTCCATTTGCCCTCGGTTGTATCCCATAGAGTAAGAGGTAGCCAACCGACTCGCTTCAGACTGACCCACTGGTTTAGCCTTAACCATCTAAATAACTTCTCTGCACCTTCGCTGTCGCGTGCGTCTGTTGCTTCTTGTCTTACACTCTCTATACTAATGGCCGAACCGAGAGAAGGGTTTGCGGCATACCAAGTAGATTCTTCAAAAATGTTAGCGTCTTCAGGCGCTCCGTATATTTTTACGTACCATGCTTGATTGTCGGACTCACCATCCATAATCCTTTTAGCCTTGTCATGGATCTCCCAACCAATTGAGTGACGGTCAGGATCATCCCCGGCTGTTGTGATCACCCACCATAAAGGCTCTTTTCTTGCGGCCCCTGCTCCAAAAGTCATAACATCCCAAAGGTTTCTGTTTGGTTGTGCGTGGAGTTCATCAAAAATAACAACAGTAGGGTTTAGTCCGTGTTTCGTGTATGCTTCGGCGGATAGAACCTTGAATGTTGTTCCTGTGATTGTGTTCTTGATTTCCTTCTTGCTATCTGTTAGTTTTAATATCTCTTCGAGGTCCGGGTTCTGCTCCCTCATTCCGCAGGCTGCCTTGTAGATAATCTCTGCCTGTTGTCTGTCGGAGGCGCAACAAAAGATTTGACCACCCTTTGGATCGCACACTAAATGGTATAGGGCTATTGCTGCAATCAGAGTTGATTTTCCATTCTTCTTGGGGATCTCAAGGTAAGCATATCTGTATTGTCGTCTGTCGTTTTCGACTGTCCCGTATACATCCCATAGGACCTTGTGTTGCCAATCGAGCAAAACAAAAGGTTGACCATAAAAATCGTCAACCAAGTTTAACATGCTTATGAATTCAATTACTTCTAAGGCTCTATCTTTATTATGAGTCATTACCCTCACCTTGCTTCTCGATTATCTCCCCTTTACATTTTTCACAACTGTTCCCAAGGAAATAGACGTACTTTTGCCTGCTCACATAGTGGATGTGACCGCACCTTATACATTCAAAAATATATTTCATTGGTCACCTACCTGCTTTCGTTCCAGGAATGCCGCCATCGGGCTTTTTCCTTTCGGCTGTTCTTTCTTAGGAATTGAGCGCAAGGCAGATTGGATTGTTAGAATATTCTCCTTGCCAATGTCCAACATCATTTTCCGTTTGTCCATGATCTTTTTGTCGCAAGCAAAGATCCTGTCTTGAATCTTGTCTTTTTTATCATAGTAAGTAAGAATGTCTATCTCTTTATTCTTGTATGCTTTCTCTAAGTTCACTAGATCGAATTGTAGCTCAGTTTTCATTCCCTCAAATGCCTCACACTCAGCGTGCAGCTTGCAATGAGTGTTGATAATATTCCCGCTCAAGTCGTCATCCTTCTTGATTGCCTTGAGCAGCTTTTTTATTCTAGTAAATTCCTTGTGTGCAACGGGGTTATTTTTTACACTTGCATCTTCCTTCATGGATGTCCCGGTAAGGAGTTCTGATTCTCCTTTTTCGCGGACTTTTTTCTCTGCTTTTGTCCGGTGCCCTTTGACTAGGGCTAGTGGTTTTGGCGGTCTGCCTCCTGCCATTAGGGCACCTGCTTTCTATGCATCGTTTGCATAAATATTCTATAGTTTTGGGATAAAAGTTCGCGTCGAGG